TTCCAGTTGTAGGTTTGAAAGGAGCTTCCAGTATGGATGGTTTATAACCACCAGCCATTACCTTCTCTACATTACCAAATCTTGCTAGGGACTGAATACCACCAGCCTGGCGAGTCATATTTCTATTAAATACAGCGTCCTTTCCTGTATTTGCAAAATTGCGTATGATATGCTCATCTGTATTAACAACAACAGGGGTCGAACCGCCAGCCATATTTATATTAGCGATAACTGGTCTAGCTGTTTTTCTAGCTCCACCGACACCATTGTAAATGCTATTCTGTTCTTTCGCTACTGCTGGTATAATTCCATTAGCTGCGTTTTTACGAATTGTTTTCAATACCTGTTTTCTAGTATCGGTATTTACTAAACTAGCTAGAGAGGAAGTTGGCTGTGCAGATTTACTCCCAGTAAGATAAGATTCCCTTAGTAGAGCATTTATTTCTCTCTGCTTATCTTCTAAAGTTGTAGCAAGATTAATAGCTTTAACTCTTTCTGCATTACCATTTTTTAAAGCATTATTTATAGCTTCATCAAGCTTTAAATTTTGCTGAGTTCTACTATTAAGACCACCGACCGATTTAACAGCGTCAGTTAATTCAAAAACTATTCTTTTTGTAAGTTTTGCTAAGGCCACACCAGCAAGGATTATACCAGGTCCTTTTAAGGCGGATACTATCCCACCTGTTATAAAATCTCCTATTGGATTATCTTTAAATACTCCAGTAAGAACTTCAAGACCTTGGTTAGCAGCCTTGGTTAATGTATCAACTAATGGCTTGCCAACTTTATCTCCAAATGAAGCCCCTAAAGCTGTTATTGAGTTATTTAATTGATTTAATGTAGATAATGTAGTTTTGTTTAATAACTCATTACGTCTTATAGCTTCGTCTTGAGATCCCTTAGCTGTTTGCAAAGCCTGGTCGAAAAGACTTGTGTCCTTACCGCCAAAAGATTGAATTAAAGCCTTAAAAGTATTGATCTGATATTTACCAGCAACCTTTTGACCTAAATCTGCTCTTTGACTATCATTTAGATTTTGGAATGCGGCAGCTAACTGATCTATAACACTAATCAATGGTAAAAATTCACCTGTAGACTTTTGTGTTTGTATTCCTAGTTTAGCTAATTCTTGTTGAACCTTTTCAGTTTGTAGATTTGTAAAAATAGTTTTTAATCCGTTACCAATAACAGACTCACTACGACCAGTGATTTGTCTAATAGCAGCAATAGAGCTACTCAATTCTTCAAATGAAACTCCAGCATCAGAAGCGACACTACCTACACGCTTAATACCCTCAACTAAACCTGCGGCAGATGTAGAAAACTTAGCATCAATACTCGCTAATGTATTTACAACTCTGCCATAATCTAATAATTCATTACTAAACGAACTTACCGTCGCAACTAAACCATTCATTGCATCTTGTAAATTAGTTCCAGACAACCTTGTTAGTATCAAAGCAGACTCTGTAGCTTTTAATGTTTGCTGTAATGACAAACCCTGTCTAGCGAATTCTTCAGCGGCCTTTGCTGCGTCGTAAAAGCCCTGTCCTGTGTTGTTTGCTAATTTGAATATACTATCGGTAAAAGATGCTAGATCCTTGTCAGACGCCTTTAGAATACCCTGGATTCTTGCTACAGCAGCTTCAACTTGAATAGCGTCAGATGTTAATCTTTTAAACGCATTTCCTAATCCATATATCAACCCTGTAGTAGCTGTGAACGCAACGACACGAGCCGTAGCGGCATCCAAGCTCTTTTCAAACTCCTTGAAATTGGAAGAAAATTTACCTAAAGGTTGTAAGCTTTTATTTAAAGCATTTGTATCAACATTAGGTTTTAATGGCTTAGAAAATACTTTTTCTATTCTCTGTGCGATACCATGAGTTCTTTCAAGCGCGCTATTTGCACCTGAAGTATTTGCAATTACATAAAAATTAATATCGTTGTTTGCCATTCCCTTTTACCTTAAAAATAATTACACTTTTTCAACCAATGTTCTCCACTTATCTTCAGTAACCTTCATTTCCTTTTCTTCATTTTCGTGTCCTGACTTTTTAATGAAGTACCATTCCTCTATCTTATCTGGATTTTCTAAAATATCGTCCGGTGGTGATCCATAATTGGCGTAGATACTTTTAAAATAATTTCCGTATTTCAATAATTTTATTTGATAGTAAGTTAAATTATATACCGGTTTATTAAAGAAGTCCTTTGGATGTTCAACTAAAGAAAAAGCGTCCTGAAAGAAGAATCCGCAGGCAATAGTTTTTATATTATTTAAATTAAAATTTTCTAAATTATTCTTACATAATAATAGTATATCAAAATACTCTTCAGAATCTAAGTAATCGAAATCATCTTTAGAATAAGCTTTATTCAATAAATTTTCATCAGTATAAAGTGAATGAAATATCTGATATTGATTCGACGTATTTTCCGCAAAGTCTTCCGCGCATCCGCGAGTTATATTAAATCTTTCAATAGCTATTTCGTTATATGAATTTTGCATTAACTCTATCTCTTCATTTAAAGATTTGAGATGCTTCTTATTTTGCAAACTGTGTTTAGCTTCATGTAATTTTGTTATATCATTTTGATATGATAGTAAAGATTTTTCTTTGATACTATCCCATATACCTTTAGATGTAGCTATATCTAATTTCTCTTGTCTTGTTTCTAATCCATTGGATTTAGCTCTTAAAAAAGCCTCTTCGTAAATCTCATCTATAATCGCCGAGTCAAATGGCGACAGATGCTTTACAAAGAGGCTAGTATTTTTAATTACCAACGCAGAATATCCAAGACATATATCTCTATAAGTCTTTTTAGTATTCAAGATTATTTAGCTGTTTTCTTTCTTGTTGCCTTCTTTGCTTCAGTTATTATTTCTTTAGCTGTTTCGATTTTCTCTTCTTCCAATTCATCTAAATTAGCTTCAACAGCCGCGAAATCTTCTTTATCCTTGGCCGCACCAGTTAGATACCCATGATATATTACATAAGCCTTATCAAAAGTCTTTAGCTCGAAGTCATACTTATCCTCTTCTTCACAGTAATCATAATAATTATTTAACTTAGAATCAAAGGTCGGACCCCTAAATACATCTGAATAGCTATTACCTTCTTGTATATAAGATAGATTTAATACAGACCATATAACAGTTTTCTTCTGAGCATAAGATTCGGCACTGCGAGAAAAATGCTGAAACTGAGTTTGCTCGATAGTATTATATCTTTCGATTAGTTTTGATAATTCAGATTCGATCTCAGTGACTTTACCTTCCTCAGCTTTATCTAGCTTTAATTTTTGATAAACATTATTCTTTTCTTGAATCTCTTTTAATAGAGAATCCATTTCCTCTAAATCTAAATTAGATAAAGAGCCGCCGCCATCAATCAAAGCCCTGCGAATCAAGTCGCTTGTTAAAATACCCCTTGCAACGCATTTCTGTAGTTCGGCAGTATAAACCATGTCCATTTCTTCCCTATCTCTTCGACTAGGTTGTTTTAGAAAAACTTTTACTGGTGTTAGTTTATCTTCATATTTTAATGTGAAACTCCCATCTTCGTTTTGAGTTTTATTTTCGACTTTTTCCTTTTTGTTTATAGTAATTGTATATAGTTCTTTCATAGTCCTTATTCCATTTCTCTTCTTAAATTATTCCCATAGTCTAATATCTGCTTGCGTATAGTGTTCATTTTAGTTTCATTTAAAAAATCAACATGATTCGCTAAATGCAATAACTCAACATCTATATTATACTTTTCCTTTAAAAACACCTCGTAATCTATTAAAGATTTTTGAATATTTTCTAAATTAAGATCATGTTCTTTTTTTAAGTCTTCTAATATATTTAGACTATACTTAAACATCAGTATAAGACGCCTTATGGCGCTAAATCTCAGCACGTCACCTTCTTCCATTTTTTTTACCTTTCCTTATATTAAGGTACACAAAAAAAGAGGGGCTGTGAAGCCCCTCTTTAGTTATTCTATTTTGTTAATTTATTAGAGATCAAGACCAGAGATAAACAAACCATTGGATGTATCACCAGACGCACCAATTTGAGTTAGGAATGAAAGACTCATAGTTTGCGAGGCAGATCCAGCAGTTGTTGACCAATTTTGGCTCTCTAGGCTTAGATTCCTTAGTGTAAAGCCAGCCCCAACAGTGCCAAGACCAGAACAGTTAGGTAGTCTCATATTAACACTAGCTGTATAACCACCTGTAGTACATAGGAAATCGGCAAGATTGCTATTAATGAAATCACCAGCAAGAACTTCAACCTGTAGGGTTACGTCGATTGGGAATGTCATATTCTTCACTCTGTCAAAGCGACTACCAAGAGCTTGCTGACCTTCGAGATTTAAGTCGAAATTCATTGACACAGATTGAACAGCAGCAGAAGGAATATCATTAACTAGACCCGTGATGTTAGCAAGAGATACAGAGATATCTCCAGGACGTATAACTGCTACACCACTACCAGCAGGGGCTGGGATAGCTGGAATGGAGAATGTATTACCAGCACCGGTTATATTAAGACCTGTAGTTGGATCGACAGCAGGAATTGGTTGAGAAGTTGTAGATGAGTAGCTTCTTAGGTTTAATCCTTGAACCTGAACAGAAGCTGTTGGGAACGCACCGACAGCAGCTTCAAAAGAATAAGAAGATATATAAGCATTACCTATACCAACAACATTACCAGTAGGACCGGCTGTTTTACCGTCGGCATCGTCACCTTCAGGGGCAATATAGACGAAATAATTCTTTTCATCTTTAACGCGACCTATAATTGAAGCTAGAGCAGGAGTTGTACCATTAGTATCAAATCCTAGATTGGATTCATTTAACTTACCTAATAGGTAGTACGAAAAACTTAAACTTACTGTAGGTGGTGTAGCGGTGTCTCTTAATAGAGATGCTGTTTTACCATAAACAGTAATATTCTCCTTTGGATTCTCGAAAGAATAATCAAGAGATGTAAGACGATTTAATCTCAATAGACCACCTGTAATGGCATGGCCTGTTTGAGCTGCCCCGCTACTAACGAATAGGGCCATAGATGGTGATATAATACGATTACGTGGCATAAATTAAAAATAGTTATCTTTTTTTACAGTTGTAGTATAATTTTGTGAAATTATTGTCGGGGCTGTCTAACAACTCCAACTTTTAATAATCCCATACCTATTTGAGTATTAGGATTCTTTTGAGCGAACTCGTCATTCTCTATTATTTGAAAGCTAGAATCTAAAATATAAAAATTATTTGTAGAGGAATTTAGTATGTTTTCGTAATTCCAAGGACCAGACTTCACATCATTATATTCATTTAGTGGGGTGTTTGATAATAACGGAACCATTCGTTCCTTTAAATCTCTTATAACGTGCTGAAGCCCGATTATTTGATTATTATCACTTGTTAAACATAAAACTCTTATATTATAAATAGTCCAATCAGTACCACCAAATGAATAAGGCTCATTATTAGTTGTGAATGATCTTATAATTAAAGCTGGAAATACTATATCATCTGGTTGGAGTGGCTTATTAGCTGGGGCTAAATCGGGCAATCTTAGAAAGTTACTTTCATTTATGACTTGCATTTCAGATTTAGTAGTAACATAGATATGGAAATCACTGACCGGAATATTTATAGATCCAGTTCCAATAGAAACACCTGTATTAACTATAACTCTCCCATTTTTAAAATCCAAAGCCAAACCGCTCACCCCTCTATTCAAAGATCCTATACCACTTGGTATTCCTGATGTTATTGATTCATCATAAACCCAAAATGGATAACTCGAACCATATACATTCTTATTATATAAACGACTATCAGAATATTTTGTAAAATTTAAGGATACTGTTTTGTATGCCTGTAAATCTTTTAATAATCTGTAATTTATATACTCTTTTAATGAGGAGAGTATTCTATGGTCCAAAATCTGTATCATTTTTATAAATATCTTTTAAATAATTAGTTTGTATTACACTATTATCTCTTATCTGGTTTTTAACCTGGATACCTTGATTAGATCTACCTAATGGTCTTTTATAAGACGCCATGAAGTGTCCAAATCCATCAATACCAACTTCCAGAGCTTCTGGCCAGGACATACCATTACCCCATTGCAATAGTAAACTAGAATGAAGTCTCATTTCTTGATAAGTTGGAACTTTAATTACAACTTTTAATGATAATCTATCAGGAGATTGAATATAAATTGGCTGGATATTTTCCTCGAGATAAGTATATAAAGAAGACACTGGATCAGGTTGAGCAGCTGAATCGAAACCTAAAAATCCGTATAGAGTACCGTAACCATTTAAATAAGAAGATTGAGCAGTTCTATTGCTAATCTCTATGCTTATTGGATGTTTTAATAATCTATTTAATATCTTGGTTTTTTTAGACTTGTAAATAGTCTGAGCTTTAACTGCTAAAACCTTGGATACGAATCTACCTAAATTATCTTTGAAATAAGTTCTTAATTTCTTAAAATCATTCTTCTTCATAGGATTCGTATTAAAGTAATTTCGTAGAACTGAAATTCATCGAAAATACCTATACGTCTCCATGAAGATTGCATTACATACTTCTCGGAATCAAATTCAAACTTTTCAGTTCCTTTAAGATACTCGTAAGCGTCAGCTTCCATTTGAATCTTTATACGATTATATGCCTGGCCAGCCTTTATATTCAGATCATTACCTCCCTGTATAAATGGAGAGTATTCTTGTAAATCTAAATACCAGACTCTTACAGAAAAATCTTTATATGTTGATGTAGATAGAACAGATGATGCCTGATTCATTTCCATGAAGTCAGCATTATAATTAGGGTCAAAAAATACAACCTCTTCTTTCTGAGTTTTATAAAAGCGTAACGGCTTCGATCTTTTGAAAGTATCAAAGATATCTTTCATGGCATTTCTAGCCTCTAATTTCATTTGTTCATTTAAAACATTCATATACAATTGCACCAAACGGTGTTATTAGTTGAGTATAAATAATCTGGAGGAATAAAACACTGTAATCCAGCTTCTGAATTACTAAATCTATCATTGTATAGAACTTGATCTGCCATAGGATATTGTAAGTAAGTATCTTCATACCAAGTTACCAATTCCTTGATTTTCTTTTCAGCATCCTGTGCTAAAAGCCTCCAAGTCTTAGCCTGTTCGTTTTTAGATACCCTCCTTACTGTACCCTGATCTTCACCGTTAAACTCAACCCAGTCGTATGCAGCGGCCCCTAAACATAATCTAGCTTTACGAGCCATATAATCATAATAATACATCTCCTCGTAAATCCCAGAAACGGCCTGTGACATTTCTGGGACTATACTGTCACCAGATAAGACAAAATCTTCGGTTACAGGTAGGCTTGTATTTATTTTAAATAAATTATTTTGCATCCAACTCACAATCATACCAACGCTAACAGTAGCGTCTTCTAAATTGCCGTGGATTCTATAAGCCCATCCTGAAACCTGTGCTGATGTCATTTTTATTTAGTTGAATTCAAGATCTCCAGAGCCCTCTGTCTTTTTTCTAGTTGTTCAGGAGTTTCTATAATATCTTTCCTTTGATTACACGCAGCTAGGTGATTTGACTTAGCTCTGGTGAATTCTTGGAATAAAAGTCTTTCCATTCTTCGACGATCAGAGTGCGGCTTTATACCTAATTGAATTGCATGATAATGAAGATCACTTAGATTCATTGCCCTTATCTTCTTTGTGTATTCATCTATATCCTCAACACGATAACTAGCGAATTTGCTTGTTGCTAACATATCTTTTAGTGTCGGATTTTTCCCATTTTGCCCATCAGCCTTGTGTTTATACATAATTTTAACCTTTTCGCCAATTACACAATGTACCTAAAAATGAGAACAAAAAAAGACAGGGCTTTCGCCCTGTCTTCGTTATTATTTTTGTATTATTGATTACCAAAGGATACCAACAACAGCCTTTGTATCGGCGCAGAGACGACCTTCTTCAACAGAGCCGTACCAACCAATCTTTTCTTGACGACGTGTGAATTGGTCATCAGGTTCGAGAGTGAATGTTGAGCCTGTATCAGAGTCGGTTGCAACGACGCGAATGAAGGAGTCAACACTTAGGTCGAAACCGATGGCAACTTCGTTTGTACCACCAGCGAATGTAGGATCACTACCAGCAGCAGTATAATAGTTGTCAAAGAGAGTGTTGTATGGTTGACCAACACCTAGTTCTAAGAGTTGGTGAACATTAACACCGAAGATTGAACCCATACCAGCGTTGTTATAGATAGCTTCACGCATCGAGTCTGGAAGACCAAGAGCAGTTGATTCGTTAGTATCAGGAATAGCAGTAGTATTAACTGGATTATAAGCCATAGCGCGTATCTTTTCAATACCTTCTGGGCTTAGGAAGATGTCAGTTAGACCACGACCAGGAGTTGCTGTTGGTGTACCACCAGCCCAGCTTCTACGAAGGCGTGTAACTTTAGTCCATAGGGTGTTTAAGTCAGCGAGTGTGAAGTTACGAGCAAGTGAACCTGCTTTAGCAACTGAGTTTACAACGTGAGCTTCACCGTTTGTACGAGACTCACCTAGAGCAGAGCAGATGATGTTCCAAGCTTGATATTCTTGTTTGACAAGAATTTCTTGAGCTAAACGCTCCATAGCTTTAGCAACAACACCAAGACGAGACTTTTCAGCATAACTCTTAGCGAATGAGATAGCACTATCTAGGCGATAAGTGCGGAAACGGTATTCATCCATCCCCCAAACTTCGTTAGTAGCAAGACCACCAGCAACAGCTTGGCTCCAAATAGTGAATAGACCTTCGGTATTATCCACAAATAGATCCAATGGAATTGATGGGATATCACCTATTGAATAATTTTCGGTACGATAAACTGAATTTGATGTGGCTGTCTGCATTAACACTTGGCTAATAACAGGACCAACAAAAGCAGCGAGAGCTTCTTGAGCTTTAATAGACTCATCTTTATTCTTACTAGCGATAGCCTTTAGAATTTTGATGGCTTCTTCTTGTTTGTCTTTCTTAAAAGATAATTTCATATATTAGTTTTCCTTGTGTTAAGATTAGCACTCCACTTTGAAAAGGGCATAGCCGTCAGCGTCAACAGTAGTAAGGAATTTACCTACACTTGTAGCTGAATAAGCGGAAACCATCAACATACCACCTGATACTGTAGCACCAGAACCTGGAACTGGAACACCAGAGAAGTTGTTTGTGCTTATTAGACCGCGAGTAAGAATAGGAACTGACTCACCGCTATTAACGACTTGCTGTTCGTTCTTCTCGTATCGTGGACGATAAACGTAAGATTCCCCAAATTTATTTACTTCAGCGACGTCTTTTACGATAACCCCTAGAACTACTTCTCCAGGATTAGCTGCACGAACGCGCCAATTTAGTGACCAACGCTTGCTGATAGCATAGCTAGGGGCACCTCCAAAATTACTAGCAACACCAAGATGAGGAGCAGCAGGAGCAAGAGTTCCTGTTTGCATAACATTTGTATTACCAGACGCCTGAGTGATAGTTACAAATGTGCCCTTATTAAGGACAGCAGTTGTAGCCGCGAAAAGACCATTGATGATCTCAGATTCATCCCAACTACGGAAGGGCTTTAGGTTAGGTTTAGATGTAATATCCATATTTTATAAATTATTTAAGTTCAAACATTTCTTTTAGATTCCATGGCTTTAGTGTTTCTACTTTCTCACTTGAGTCACTACCGGCATTTGGAATTATTTCTACAGAAGCCTTTGCTTCTTTTAAACCCTCTGTAATATCAGATACGACTGGGGTATTTTGTTTTTCGCGACTAGCTAGGATGACAGAGCCATCTTCTTCTAACCATGCGTTATAAGATTCTTCGTCTAAATCACGAATTTGTTTTGCTATGATTTTTGTTACCTTTTCGTCTAAATCATATTTATTAGAAAGTGATAACATACGAGAATCAAAAAGTCTTTGTTTAGATTCTTGTTCAACTGTCTGCTTCATTTCAGCTAGTTCAGTTTGAAGTTTTTCTAATTGATTTTGTGTGTCAGTGGCTTTAGAAATAGCATCAGAAAGCTCTTTCTCTTTACTGTCTTTTTCTTTTACCATTGCTTCATAGCTATCATTTGCTATTTTGATCTGGTCTGAGAAAAATTCACGAATAGCTTGTGGAGTAATCCCCTCTGGAAGAGAGGCGTTGCTCAAGCTAGTATATAGTTCGTCAATATTCTTAAATTTCATAATGTTAGTAGTTTTTACAATTTGTTTATATTCTTGTGAAATTATATCATCATTTTCACTAGAAAAAGATTCATCATAATCTTCATCTACTTCATTTACTGATGATAAACTTGGGTCTAATTCTAAAATCTCATTTTGTGAAGCCATTGACGAAACTGGACTTTTATCCCAAAACCTACAACTCCAGTATCTAGCTTTCCATTTCGGACCTGGGTTTGTATCGCATTGGTGTCTAGCTCTAAAGCTTTTTCTTGCCTCAGGATTGTCGCGGCGGATTTCCATATTTGGATCACCAAATTTAACCATTACGATATTTCCTTTATCGTTTTTAACATAAACACCAAATTTCTTTTTAGAGCCTGATGGTAGTCTAAATGGTTTATTTAATGTTTTATCTTCATTTTTCTTAGCTTCAGAAACTTTCTTAACTAAACCATCTGGAATAACTGCAAATCTACAATTTCCGCCTGGTTCTATAGATTGTTTCAATACCTTACATCCATTCTCACAGCACATTAATGCGCAGTTACCACAATTAACTCCTATAGAGTAATTTGGATTATCTTTTTCATTGACATAACCAACCCAAATACCTTTAGCTTCATCAAGTGGCCCAACCTCATCACTAAGTTCAATTAATGAATCAGCTAATTTTTTTTCATCTTCTGACAATGAATCATAAATGGGTTTATTTACCCATTCCTCATCTTCAGATTCCATATCGTCTCCCTCTTCTTCCTTTTCAGAAAATTCGACTTCTAATTCTATCTTAACTGTTTTTTGTTCACTAGCTATAGCGACTCCTTGAACAGCAGCGGCTGGATTTGATGTAAATGCGCAGCCTAATGGTCTAGCCTCCCCTACTATAACTCTATAAACTTCTTCACCTGTTTTAGTAAAACCTGTTCCACCATTAGATATTAGATACCCATCTAATTTTTTAATTTCAGCTTTATCTGTTATTAATTTAGCTTTACTTAAATTCTTAGAACCAACAGCTATAACATAGTCATTAAATCCTATTTCCCAGCTAGTTGACATATCTCCATAAGGGAAATTTTCGTCACTATTCATTTCTTCCAGGAAATTAGCTAAACTAGGATCGACATGTTTCCAAACAATGGCAGCAAGAGCTATATTAAAAGGTTCGTTTAAATTAGCAACTTCACTTTCTGAAAGTAATTTACTATCTTCAAAAGTAGAAAATCCAACATTTGTAATATATCCAACAACATTATTTCTAAGATGCTCGATATTCATTGGCTTGTTTTTGAAATATTTAGCCATTGATAGAGCAGTTTCTGTTTGTATCCCGTCGCCATTTAAATTAATTAAATTAACAACTGCTGCATTGAAATAAGTATATAGAAGATCAGGATTCTCCTTAATGTCAGCTTCTGGTGGGAGAAGCTGCTTTAAATCTTCTAATTTCTTTAATACTTCTTTTTTAGAAGCTACACTTTTGAATGTTAAATCTTGCTTTGCAAAGGAAGTTTTTAAGCAAAATGTACTTTTATATCGAAAATTCATCGTTTCGTTTTACACTAGTTAATTATTAATAGTGAATTAAAGGATTTTATATACCTCAAAGTGCATACCATCCTTACGAGAGAAATGTCCGCCCCAAAAGAAGCCCCATTTATACATAGATTCGACAAGATCATAAACACAACCTTTGCTGCCTTTTTTGGCCGGAGTTCTGCCAAGCATATTCCACTCAGCATTTATATCCTGGGCGGTTCCAAACGCATGATTAGATAATGATGATTTACTACCTCTTATTAATCTTGGATTATAACTACCATCGTATGTTAGTATATATTTTAAGAAACCTTTATCATCCCATTCTTTCCAAAGTCCAAGCATCTGTTTAATACATTTTTTATTAAAAGACACATTTCCAGTTTTACTTAAACCAAGTTTAATTAACTGTGGAACGGAAACCATATCTATATTTTTATCGTCCCAGCCATTAGTTATGATAATATTTTCTTTATTACCTGGTAATGGTCTTGCTTTCCATGATATCTTACCGAACATAGATACTTTTTGAGATTCACTTAAAGCTGAAACTCCAGAAGGTTTAGCTGGGTATTTAGAAACTATAGTAGGTGGTTTCGGTTCTGATTCTACATTCAATCCATCTTGGATCATTTTAGATATAGTATCTTGACCAACTATACCATCAGCAGAAAGTAATTTAGATACTTGATATTTTTTTACAGCATCTCTTGTATTTCTACCATAAATACCATCAGCACCATTATTTAAAAAACCCTTTTTTATTAAAAAAGATTGTATTAGTTTAACTAAATATCCCCTTGAACCAATTTTTAAAATCATTTTATTATTTTTCTATATTTATCATTCATAACAATAAATTCGACCATATATTGATTAGTCATGTATATTTTATTGTCTTCGTAAATTAAACCTTCCCCAACTTTTAAATTTGGTAAATAATCTTTACCATATATCTTAGTTAATTCTATATAACGGTTCGCGGCATTTTCTGTTATTTCAAACCCCTTGTCTGTATAGTCTATTATCCCTCCATTTTGCTCGTTTCCATCAAAATGAGATTGTTTTTGCTCTGGTATAACTATAGTAATTTGCTCTGGCTTTTTATCTTTTAATAAAGAGCAGCTTGAAGTAAATAGTAAAAAATTAGCGAGAAGTCCTACGGCGAATCTCTTCCAAAAGAATTTTCTTTTCATCTATTGATTTAGTATTTTTAATTTTATTTAGTAATTCTTCTGTTTCGTCTCGAAACTGAACTTCCTCAGACTTTTCAGTTTTCTTTATATTTTCTTCTGAATTTATTATCTCAAACTCCTTGTTCTTTTGAGTTTCCTTTATAGATAGAAAAGAAAATAATGTTTGTAGAAATTTTAATATAGAATCTAATATACTCATATTACATAGAGGCAGCCTCGTCTAAAGCTCTTGCGGTTTCAGAAAAGAATAGAGATACAGTTTCAACTGTTATTTTTGAATTCTTATCTAGGAATAGTTCATAATTTTGAGCTATTGTATATAGTAATAATTCCCAGGTTTTCTTATCACTTAATAACTCTGAATCTTCATATATAGATCCTGGAGTTGGATGAGTTGGAAGTGTAAATGATTTAATTTTTCCAGCTATAAATAATAAATCTTTCTTTTTGTTATTTCTTTCTTCTGTAGTCTTACTAGAATTTAAAATGCCCAAAGCAATCAATTTAGTGCTTGGATAAGCATATTGAGTAGCATTTTGTAAATTTACATTGTGCTTTTCTACAAAACTATCAATACTAGCGCAGCTACATATAAAAATAGCAGATGCAAGTAAAAAACCTTTTGATATTAATTTCATATTTTTTTACCTTTCTTTTTCTTTGGTGCTAGAGTATTTTCACGTACAACCTTAGCTTTTGGTATTTTATGACTATCAGATCCAGTAACATTATAATCCTTACTAAATGTAAAGCCAAGAGCTATTAAAACAGCAACGCTTACTTTAGATATTCCCAAGATATAATTTTCAAACCCATCTGGTAGAAAAGATATAAAATCAGGATTTTCATGAATCGTAAATATAGTTGCGGCTAATATACCACAAACAGAACTTTTCCAACTTTTGCCAAGGTATTTTTCAATTAAAAGTTTCATATTATTCTTTATCATTGTTTACACTTTTATATTCTCTTGAGTGTAGCAATATCGACGCGAGCTTATTTGACAATTGGTGCTCTGACGCAAGTGAATAAACTTCATCTGTTTGCTCGTTATTCTTTAACAAGAATGGATTTGAAATATACTCTTCTATAGACTTATTCCAATCACCTTTATTCTCTTGAATAAAAATAGATTCCGCTATAGCATTACATATATCTTTAGTCTTCTTGGTTAGTCTTTTTATATCATTTTTCTTTTTATACTGTTCTTCTATAGAGTCTCTTAATGAAAAATATTCTTTTAAAGTTTCTCCTATAGATGATACTGAGAAATTTTCAGTTTCAGAAGCTTCACTAACTGATGCTCCAATCGGGCCTACATTAACTTTCTTAGGGGCTTTCGTTCCTGTTGGTCTTCCACCCGCGTCAGTAGTCTTTTTCATTAGAGGTTCATATAAACCCTTATCTTTAAATGATTTATACATTTTTTGAGACTCAACTGAATTTTCGTTAAGTGGTAGTTCGTGAGAATTAATAGCATCAAATAATTCCTCTGGAGTTAATATTCCAAGTTCAGCTAAACGAGTATATATCTTCATATACTCAATTTCCTCTTTGAGATTTATCTGTTCAAATGTTACTTCTGGTATTTCCTGGAGCCCCAATGTCTCAGCAATCCTCTTCATTTCAGGTTTTAAGAAATAATTAAGATAAGCTTCTCTAGCTTGATTTAATCTTTCTAGGAAGACCTGGATTTTAACCATTGAGTTTGCAAACTTCTCATCACCCCAGAAGATATTCATCAAACCATTCGCTATATCTTCATTAACTACTTTATATTTCTCGGAACCGAAAATCTTAGCTAAATCAGGAATAATAAACTCTCCTTTAGTAGTATAGTCCGAGACTAAAACTCGACCAACACTCTCAGAAGAGAATAGTTCTGTTAATAGTCCTATTAATTCGTTATTCTTAGCTGCGCTTCTAGTTTCATCACCGGCAGTTATAAGTAAAACAGAGTAATCAACAGTTCTAGCTATAACCTGTTCAGCTTTCTTGAATTCTAATTTTAGATTAATATCTGGAAGCACAGCGTAATACATAGGAACAGCCATAGATTCATAATCTTGTTTTCCACAGAATATAGCTGTTAGTTTTTCTTGATCTAAGTCAATCACTACATCACTTCCACTCTTTACATTTCTTTTAGTTTCCTCTGGTAATGAATTAAAAAACTCTATCTCCTCTGCTGTCTTAGGATTCTTGAGCCTTTCTCTTTCATAACTATTAAGAACCTTTTGATATTTAGCGTTTACAAAAGATGCCGCACCCTGGCATTTAACATCGCCTGGGTTTAAGATAATATACCTTAGTGGTATAGTTTTAGATGATTTAGATACTACTATCTTCTCTTCTTTTGCTCTTGTTATTTTCCTATAATCATTAACGGTTAAATCGCCATCAAATCTAAATAGAAAGACGTTGCCAGACCTAAACCATTCGCGGAAGAATCTTTCCCCTAGTGACCATCCATTTATTTTCTCGTACCAAGCTCTAAAGAAATTAGCTGATCTTTTATTAGCACTTTTAAAATGTAGTTTTGAATTAGAGAATTCAGATTGTATATCAATTGTTGATCTAAATATAGCAACATTCCAATAAGCCTTTTGACATAACTCTATAGCATCTTTTATAGATACTCCATAGGGATTATCTTCAAAAGGTGAGACTCCTTTTCCTATATTATTTAATTCACCATTAACAGGAGACTTTATACTTGTATTATAAGTTCTTGATCCTTTAACATCTTTAGTAAAGAGTGAATTCTCTGATCGTGAAGCCATTGCGGCTAAATAAAAATCTTCTTGTTGGCTGTCACTATTCATATTTTATAGTTAATTATACGAAATTTTACACTAATTAACAATTTAAGACGATAAATCGCATTAACTAATCTATTTAAGGCGGAAAATCGAATTAACCGATCCATTTAGGGCGGAAAAGCTCATACTCTTCTTCTTCCTTTTCGTCTTGAAGGATATAGTAACAGTGCATAGCCCAATTACCTAATAATAAGGCTGTATAAGAGTCTCTTCTAGCTCTTGTCGGGCCTGTATTCATCTTAACATTTCTGGGTAAGTCGAAAGTTTGGTGCCCCGCAGAATTAGTAGATACTTCTATCATTGTTAATTCTTTTTTAGTTTGTTCCATCATGACATTTAAATGGTCAGCGAAATCTTCTTTCAATCCCTTTTCACTTAACTTAAATTCTATGTTATCTCTATAATAAATATCTTTAATATTTAAAGGATCATGTATTATTTTTTGGAAATCTTTATCAAGGAATATTCGTGAACCAAAGGTTAATCTTTTATGTTCAATATTAGCTTGTAATGTTTCATTTGCTAATCTCAACCAACCAATAGCATTAAAGACCTGGGTATGAACAATTTTCTTAGAAGAGTAGCTGTAATTATTCTTTGTTTCTCTTATACCCTCCTCACCATTTAGATAATCATGTTCAAATAACTGAACTAAAGGTATATCTCTTAATATAGTTTGGGAATCTGATATAAATTTAGGTCCACCAGCATTATCAACAATAATATAATGGAAATCAAAACTCTTTAGTAAGTATCTCAAGTATAAAGCGTTCTTCTCTGTATTATTATTGCAAACAGCATAAGAATGAACTAATGTCCCGCCTTTTACGGATTCATTAAGTTCTATAACTGCCATTGCAAAGTTATCCGAAGTTTCTGATGCGTTATAGTTAGGGTCAATAGCTAATATATACTTCTTCCCAGGCTCTCCTCTTACTTTTATAACGGGATCTTCTCCAACAGGTATAGTCGCCGCTTCAACAGCTTTTAAATCATAATAACCACCAGAATCATCAACAAATAAAGCTCTATATTCTCTATCAAATTGTTGTTTAGATGATGTTCTTTCCGCTTCTTTAATACTCTTTAAATCTAATAGCCATGACGGAGCAGCCTCGTAAGATAATCTATATACCACATGGTTTACTTGTTCTACCTTAGGATTACTTATCATAGTAATATAAGGTTCATAGTTTTCTTTATAAAGAGCTTCAAATTTATAACTAGCAGAAGATAATCCTATTATTTTGTTATTGGGCATTTTAACCCTCTCTTCTTCTGTCATTCTTCCAGCAGCTATAAGTTTATCCTCTGCCTTTGAAAGCATTTCAGCCTCTGGCCCGCCTTGCTTAACAGTTAAGAACGGTCTAATAACAGTATTGATAATTTCAGACGGAACTAATAACAACTCATCAATAATCATCACATTGAAACGCTGACCACGAATCTTTTCTGTTAAGGGTAGTGCAGTTATAATTGAATGTCCCAGATTCATCTCGAAAGCATCTGTACTATGACTAACTCGTCCAGTTAGACACTGTCTTAGAAATTGACCTGTTCTCGGCGCGGTAATAAATTTTTCAACTTGCTTGAATATAAGTTTGCTTTGTCGAAAAGTACCGGAACATATACCTATCTTGCAGCCTGGATTAAAAATAGCATAAAGGATAATAAATAAAGAAACTGTAAAGCTCTTACTAAAACCACGGCCAGCGATCATAAGACAAGAATCTCTTATAAAGAAAGATCTGATAATAATATCCTGAATAGGAGCCAATGCGACTCCTGTTAATAATTTGACTGCAAAAGATGGGTTAGCTTTACAGAAAGTAGCAAACCACATCTGAGCTTCTTTCATAGGTATTTTACCCTCAACCTCAGCCAAAGCTTCGAGAGTTCCTTTTTTAACTTCCTTACAGTGTTCCCCTGGAATCCATGCCATATTAAATTAACTTTCTATCTTTTAAATATTCTAAATCTAAATCCTTTACTTGATCTTTTAATCTAAAAATCTTCTCAATTATTTGAGATGCTCTAAGTCTATTACCAGCAAATATAAATTGAATGTTGTCATATTTTGACATGATTTCTCTTATTTCATGAAATATATGAGCAGCATTTATTTTAGTTTTTATTTTAGTTCTAGGAGTATATTCAAGGGCTTCTATATAACTACCATCAATAACAACAACTAAATAAAAACCAAGTTCTACAGCTTTATCAATTTCATTTCTAAATCTGTCTATACCTTGACTTAATGTACCAAATAAATCTGGTATAGATTTTCTCTCAACAAATACGTTTGAAAAGAAGTCTTTAGATGGGCAGTAGTCTCCAGTAGGAAGCTTCATCGTTTCGTTTTTTAAAGTAAACATTAATGGCAACTGCTCTCTTGAATCTATAAATATCTTCATATCTCCAGGATGATAAACTGGAGTTAAAGAATAATTATATCTAGGTTTATATCCTATATTTTCAGCTTTATTGAAAAACAAATCTAAATTACCAAATAGTTTTTCTATACCTATATAAGAAGGTATTATTAAACTTTTTAATTCAACCTGGGAAGGTAGATATGAGGAATCTTTCCTTTCCCTTCTTTTTGATAAGAATTCGAGACAATACTCAGCGGCTTCGTCTTTATTACCTGGGTCTGAAGCCCAGAACGTAAAAGTTTCTCTATTATTAAAATCAGATGAAAAATACTGTTCGTAATTTTTATAAACAATAATATCCCCTGGAGAACCTTTGTCATATCTAGGATAATACTGGTAGTAGTAATCCTTTATAGACATATCATGAGCTTTTAAGTGTCTATGTAATCCAGCGACACCTGCAAAGCTTTTACTGCAAAATTTACATTCCATTAGAATTTAATTATTTCTTCTATACTCATTCCCCAAACTTCAGCTATCAATTCATCGAAGTTATCAATTCTCTTGATCTCTTCTTGGATTTCTAAATTTTTAGCTTCAGCTAATCTAAGTAGTTTCTTTCTTCCATTTTCTTCTTGAACAAGTTCAACGAATTTAGTTAAAGATTCATTTAAATTAGCTATATCTTTTAATCTTTCTGATCTTGAACCACTTAGACTTTGTTGTAATTGAGTGATTCTTCTTTTACATTCATTTGACTCTTTTGTTTTAGCAGATAAAGAGTTTGAAAGCGACATTGTGAATGTCCTACTATCTTCATCTTCTACAGTAGATTCACAGAGACGGTCATTTAATAAATTTATCTGTTCTGTAATGGTAACGTCTAATACATACTCATTACATAATGTAATATACATATTTGTTTCTTCTGCATTTAGATCTGGCTTATCATAAGTAGCTTTTACGAATTCACTTTCATACAAATCTCTTAATTTCTTTCGTCTTATAGAATTTGCTATTGCCAAAAAGCGAGGAGAGTGCATATTACGTTTCAAAGCCGCAATCCACTCACGTTTCCTAGAATCTAATTTAGTAACGTGTAGTTTTAAATTGATATCAGCCTTATTCATCTTTTCTATAACCTGGAAGTCTGTTTTTGGAGGTTCATAGTCACTCTCAACCTCCTCTGCTGTTATAGAATCCCCTTCCCATGGAACCCCTAAAGCTTTGGCAACCGCCGCAATTGTTTGAGATTCTTTTGCTAAATTGCTATCTGAGTTTGGATAGAATTGCCTGGCTATATCTATAGCTCTAATAACTGCCCCGTTATTTTGAATAAATTCTATCTGTTCTTCAGTAAGATCAGTAGCCTTTATTCCCTTTTTATATTTGACTAAAAAGTTCTTAACACTCTTAAATTGATCTGAATGTTCATCTAATGATATATCTTGGAAACAGTCCTGTGTTAATTTTAATAAATCAGTTCTTGTCGCATTCTTTTCAACAAATAATTGTTGATCTAAAGAAAGACCGTACCTATATTCATTTAAAATTCTATCTGCTCTATTTTCCTTGACATCAGTTTTTTTTCTACGACTCATAAACAATATCAAATTCAGTTACAGCTTCTTTAGCAATCTTTAGTATTTCGCTTTTTATATTAAATATCTGTTTGTATCCGGCAACTCTTTTTTTACCATTATATCCAGCTTCGTTATTTTTAAATTTCATAATGTCGGATACTTCTTCGTCTGTCTTACATTCTATATAAATTAGTTCATAAAAACGATACAATCTTGGAGATAATCTTGACTTCATTTCTAAGTGAAATCTATTTGTTGCGCGCTCTAAATCAAAAGATTGTTCTATTGGAAGATCTATTGTCTTATCATTAAAGTCAGACCTCTCTAAAGAAAGAGCTAGTTTTATATTATAACCATTCTTCCTACTCTTCTCCCATCTACCATATAATTTACATGTATTATCCTTTACCCCGGTATTGGTAAAGCTACATAAATTATTTCCATTATTAAATGGACAATCATTACATGGTGGAGCTAATTTACCGTAATTATTTCTTATTAAATTTCTTATTTGGTGGTTGATAACACCACTCAACCAATTTTCTAATGGTCTTGACTGATCCCATAGATGCCACTTTTTATATATATGAGTTCTTATAATTTGACTTATATCATCATAGTCTAAGTCAGCTAAAGTATTTAACTGCCAATGCCCCTTTTTCTTACTGAGCATACTATCTATAGTATCTATTTTATCTTCAAATTTAAACATTAATCTAAATCAATTGATTTTACTTGGCGAACTCTTTCTCGTAGATTTTCTAAGTTCTTTTTAGCATTTTTAGGAGCTACTCTTTCTGCCCCTTGAATACTAGACGGATTTTTATAAATATCTGCTATTGTAACAGATTTAGAGCCTCCGACATTTATATCAAATTCAAACATATTGGATAAATCAAATGATTGTATCTCATCTTCCTCTTCTTCATCTTCTTCTGGCTCCGGTTCAATAACCTTTGGTTTTGATGCTACAGATTTATTCCATGGAAAAGAAGATCCGCACGATGTGCAGAAATTTGGCTTTTTAGATACATATTCATTAGGCCCACCACATTGTTGACAAAAAATTTTAAGCATTTTCTTTTTCCTTTTCTATTTTTTTTAGTGCATTTTGATATTTTCTTTCCTCGCCAACTTCATAACATGTAGCGATATTATTCTTATCTACTAAAAAACCTATAAAAGATTTTCTAGTTTCCTTTGGTAGTTTTAAAAAATCAAACCATTTTATCTTTCTCATAGTCTTTTCGCGTTACACTTTTAATAAGTAAGTGTGTAGTTAATTATACTTTAATAAGTTATTATTATAATATTGCTCTATAGATTGGATAACTTCTAAAGAATTTATATCATCCATACATTTAGGAATGTAGAAATTAGAGAAACTATCTTTATATTCATCCGGTGGATTATAAGAAACTTTATTTAAACATTGTTTCTGTTCTTCTATAATAGCATCTTTTGGTTCGGCACAATATTTTCTCCAACAGCCGCCTTTATCACAACAAGGCATAGTACCTGCCCTTGTTATATACTTATGAGTAGAGTATTTTTCCCATGATGGGGGTTCCATACCAGTAGCTACAACAACGCACGGCCTGTTTCTTAAACCATGTTTAGATGGAACGGCTGCGGCGAAGTGCATCGCGCAGGTTATAGTTGATAAGACACCAATACTATGATAAAATAATCTTATATACTGCCTTAAATTAGTTTTCCCGCGTAAATCAATAACATTAGATAATTTAGGATGAAAATGATTCAGCGTTCCGGTCTGAACAAAAGTTATCTTACCTTTAAAATGATCTACAACTTCCTGCCACTTATTAGGATTCCAGTATTTAGATGTGAAGTCGAATTTGCCGCCAGCGCAGATAATCCAGAACTTATCCTTTATATCCATCTCCTCTATTTGACTCATCCATCTCATCTCATCTTTAGATAAATGAATATCCCCTCTAGCGTCGGTTAATGGTATTTTAATATCTAATTTTTCTTCAAGATCTTTGTGAAAACCATGAATAAAATGATAACCACCTTGATTACTTTTATTAATTAGTTTGTATTCAGCATCTATTACTAAATCAGCTTCATTTTCATCAAAATTTACTATATATGGATTATGTCTCCATATATCCATTGCAGATGTTCTTACATTAGTTATATATTTGCCTGGATGAGCTAAATGTAAATCCCTAATAGCTGCTGTTAGCATTAGTACATCACCAGGAGATTTAGTATGCTTTAACAATAATTTAATCACATCTTATTTTACCTTAACTTAAAGTTAAAGTAAAAAAGATCCTATGTAACCAACTGTAGCTTCGGTACTTACAGAACTTGAAGCTGGTGGTGGAACCCATTCAGGTCCGCTGCCAGTACCTCTAGTTTCTAATACATATCCACTTGTACCTGGAGACAATTTCTCCCATTGAGTAGCTCCTTTAAATATAATTTCGCCTCGTGCGGAAGTTCCAAGAAAATCTAATATTTGATGTATTGTTGCGTCCTGTGGCGCTCCGCTAGTTCCTACTCTAGCTTTGATTGTATTCGCGGCCATTCCGGCCAACTTAACATTAGTAACACCACTATCAGTTAAAAATACACCCGTCCCATTTATAGAAATGCCACTTAAAGGTTCTAGGAATGTTAATTTATTTGCAGATTGATCCCAAAAAATTAAACTATCTTTGGGTGCTGGTTTACCGCTAATTAACTGTGCCGATATATTAAAGATATCTGTAACACTAGAATTTAATGAGACATCACCAAAATTAGATCCGCTCAAAAAAATATTATCACCAAAAAGACTCAAATCTACATTGCCATCATTAACATTAAACGTCAGATATCTATTATCTGTCAGACTACTACTAGAATTTAAATGTAGATTCTCCGATAAGTCTTGTAATTTAAGTGCATCTTGCGCAAATACAAAACCAGTATTAAGGGTGATTCCCTCTATTACCCCACCACCTCCACCAGCAACACTGCTAGAATTTATAGTATTACCAGACATTGATAATCCAGAGCCAAGTATTATTGGTTCTGCATATCCAGACGCTCCAACACCTCTACCTAATAAAGTTGAAGGTGGGATTACATTTGACGTAGTGTATGGAACCCATGCTATTCCATTATATATCCAAACTCTACCATTTGCAGAGTAAGTTTGGTTGACTGAAGGTGAACTTGGAAAATTTAGATTAGCCATAATATATTAAATCCCTACGGTAAGCATTATATGACCACTTGTTGTATATACAACTCCACCCGTAGAATTGACATTATGATATATACCACCATTACCAACCTGTAGATCAAAAGTTCCGTTTACTGTGTCGTAATTATTTAAATAAACACCCACAGACTGACCAAGATTATTTATAGAATTACTTATTTGTCTCGGGTCGGTTCTCAAGGCAACAGAGGTTACGAGCCCAATACATTTATAAGATATCCCTGGTGAGTGTCCGTTAACACCACGTCCCATTTTTAATCCCGTAACTCTTGTTGGCTGCGCTCCGGTACTAGTAACCATTAACCACTGAGAATCGTAACCACCAATTACAGTTCCATTTGTTATTGAAATTCCCGATTCTGTCCATTTTACAACCCTAGCATCATTTGTCCCATCTGTAATAGTACCCCCGAAATAATAGTGCAAAGCTCCAGCCCTAGGTGCATTTGGGATTGTTGTATTATCAGATAAAAATGAATTTGCTATTTTCAAAGATTCATTTCCATTATTTGCATTGGAAAATATATAATAATTAAATCCACTTGCGTTATCTTCAACTATATTTGATTTTATAATAGAATTAGGTCCAACAACACTTATAGACGATTCTGATGACATATCGTTGTCGGCGTATATTCCAAACATCTGAACTGCAAATGGTCCCATTCCACCATAATTTCTTATAACATTACCCTCTATATTACTATTTAAATCCTTAGCAGTTCTTATTGCGGTTGATACACTAGATCCTAGCACACCAGATTGAAATGTACCTGTCATTAATAATAAGTTGTTTTCTATATTTACATTTTTATTCATGAAAGTATAGACTAGATTAAAATCAGTTCCAGCGACAAACGAACTCTTATCAAATACAAAGGTATTGTTATTGATTTTTATATTTTGGCGTCTATCATGTTCTGTATAATTGGATGTATCTCCACCAAAAACAACAAAATTCCTAGAAGGTCCTGTGCAGAAATTATTCTCAAATATAATATCTTCAAATAAAACCCCGCTTACTCTTGGACTCTCATTAACAAATAAACATGCGCTGTGAGTTGAATTCATATAAAATCTATTATTTCTTATAATAAATCTCTTAACTGAAGATCCCCCTAACCCACCAGAAGGATTGAACACATGTCGCGAGGCTGTCCCACTCTCTCTTGATTCAAATACACAGCCTTCAAATAAAATATCACTCACCTCATGGTTATTCGCATGAGTCATATCAATATCCTTACCATCATCACTATTAGGGCGTTTAGCAAAATAACAATTTCTTATTGTTATTCTTCTAACCGGCATATTAGCGATTATTTTACTTTTTGGCCCAGCGTCACCCGAGTCAAATTGAACAATAGCTGTATGCCCACCATAAAGATAGCAATTTTCAATCAACATATCTGTACATTGATTAATCTCTAAAGAATGATAGCGAGACTCCCCTATTGTAACATTTTTAATATAAATAAATTTACCATGAACTAAATTAAATATATTGCCAGATGATTTATCTTTATCATTAGCCGCGTTTTCAACATAAGGATGAGTTAAAGGACATTCTACTTTAAAATCCTCAAAACGCACATTACTTGCAGCGCCGTAGGCAGTTGATGTAGTTTGAAAACCCTTTAAATTTATCAATCCGCCAGTACCTCTAAATGAAGCGGAAGTACCCTTTAAAACAGAATTGTTACCAAAACCTTTAAATACTGTGTTTGAACCGACTTCAATACCAATACATCCTGGACTTTGCGTAGGGGTGTCTGTAGCCTGTGTTTGAATACATTCAATTCTATAAGTCTTTGGTCCCAGCATTACAGTACCACCTCCAGCAGCTTCCGCTGCGTCACAGCAAGCCTGTATAGCGGCTCTATCATCTGTTGTTCCATCACCTACTGCACCATAATCATCTACATAAAATATCCCCATCTTTAATAGCCCATTATCAGAACTAGCAGCTACAGGAGCTATCCATTGGCTAGACGAACCGTCATTATAATAAGCATACAAAGATCCATACTCAGAGTTTAGCCACAATGTGCCATTACTAGGTGTAGAAGGCGCTGAGGAGCCTATATACAACGTACTATTAGAATCACCTTGATCCCCCTTAGGCCCCACCAGAGAGACGCCTGAGCCCCAACTCACAGCATCCCCTGATTTCGGACCATATAACATTGGTGCCGAACCATATTTTATGTAATAATCGCCAGATAATCCTTGACTTGAAGCTGGGGTTCCAGTACCGTCTAGTATAGTTGTAGTATTTGTACTAAATAGTGGAACCGATGATCCATCATGATATCTTAAAAAAGCATCTAATTGTGCATCTGTACCAGTGCTAGGGGTTAGATATAAAAAAGCGTCAGCTTCGACCACACCTAAATGTAATCCTAAAACTCCTAGTCCAGATGGGATACTTCCTGTTGGGGTTGGCATAATTAACTATTACACTATTTAACTAATTCTTTCAAATTTAGATATGACGTATTTCAATACTTCGTTACGCATAATGTCGTCGATCCCAAATTGGAATGTTCCGATACCATTTGCTCTTGATTCATCATCATTAAATAAATTATATACTTGTGCAAAACCGCCGTTTTTAACGTGGCATTGAGCTAAATCTCCTATTAGGAAGATTTTAGAATCTTTACCAATACGAGTTAAGCAAAGTAATAATTCTTGAACACTTAAATCCGCAATTTCATCAACAATCATGATTGTTCTTATATTACTTGTGCCTTTTAGGTATCCAAGTGGAACCCCTTGAATTATTTCATCTTTTAAGATCTGATCTAATTCATACTTATTGAGAAGTTGTGTTAATTGATCCATTAGTGGTTGGATAACCCAGGACATCTTGTCTTTTAATTCACCTGGTAAGAAACCTAGACCTTTAGAGGCGCTTTCAACTGGATTTCTAACATATATAATCTTATCTGCTTTACCTTCTTTAATTAGTTTTAATGCAGCATAAGCGGAGCATAGTGTTTTGCCAACACCTGCGGGCGCTTTACATAATACAATTTTATTTCTATGGTTTAATAAGGCTCTTATAAAGTTTTGTTGTTTATCTGTCCAATCAAATTCTTTTAAATTAAATGATGGACCGACATTGTAATTTTTAGGAAAAAACTCTTCAGTTACATCAACCCTACGATTTCTTTTTTTTGTACTCATTTATTTATTATATTGTCCTGATTTATAAAGAAAAAAGAGCCATAGAAAGTAATTTCCGGCTCTTAATTTTTGCGAATCATTAAGTGAAATTACACCTATCAATTGTACAACAAGATATAATAAGATATGGATAGATTAAAAAAATTAGAATTTTGGATAGAAAAAGGGGCCTTGTTTGAAAAGATAGATGGAGTCTGGAATGCCTTTTTAGAAGATGAATTTATAAGAGATTTAGGAACCGGAAACTCTTTTGAAGAGATGGTCGATAATATGGAATCTCCAATATTAGACAATAATGTAAAATGCGAATTCAAAGATATTCAAGTAAATGATAGATTTATTTACTTAGACGAGGAATGGTTAAAAATAACAAAAAGTAAAGCCATCAGATCTAATGACGGCTTTACTTTTACATTTTACGATACTACTATTGTTAATTAAGATATTTTAATACATCCATTCTAGTTGCATGATTTATATCTGGCTGCATGTTTAGATATAAAATCTTTTGATCTTTTGTTAGGGAATTGTATTCTTCGTGCATTCTTTCTCTTTTAGCTCTGTCTATAATAGAACACGAAGAGGTTGAAAGAATCAAAAATGCTACAAAAAATCTTTTCATTACTCTGGTTCTGGTGGAGCATTCTGTGCGTCAACCCAGGCTTTCAAAGGTAATATACAGTTTAAGACAGCGGTAAATGCTGTTTGAACCTCAGGAACCTGAGCTACAGCAGCGAATAAATCATTTGTAGTAATTGTAAAACCGAGATTAGAGGGTCCTATCTCTCCTGTTTGACTATTAAATGGTAGAACTTCTAAAGTAGCACCTCCCATAGTTATTGTTGGGCATGTAGCAACTAAATTGTATAACCAAACAGCATCATATACTTTAGATGGAACTGCTGGCTTTTCTATAGGCTGATCTAATAGTATTGGCATATTTTATTTAATGTTAAGATATTAATCCGATTTCTTGTAGTTTTGTTATCAAATCACTTAAAGATGCCCTACACTCAGAATCGACTGTAGCGCCTCCTGCCGGAGTAGTTACTGCGGCGGGTCTTACTATAGGAGTTGCTCCCCAAAAAGCTATCTTTTGACTTGAGGTTGTAGCTAATTGAGTTCCAGACGTTGTGCCGAAATTTATTGATAAACCATCTGCCACTGAAATAGCTCCATTACTCGCTATAGTAATTCTACCAATATTATTTGTAGCTAAAACTAAACCTCTCGCAGATCCCGTACCACCAGAAACTGTTCTTAATACAGCCTCAAGATTTCCAGTAGTATTCCAAGTCAATTCCAATCTTTCAAAATTAGTTGGAGTTGTTGTAAACGATGTTGAATCTGTAGATCTATAAACCCTAAATGTTTGAGGATTCGTGGGTCCTATAAGATTCCTAATAGCCAAGGTATTTTGAGTTGAATCTGATAATATAGATGTAGATAAAGTGCTATTCTCTGTGCCAAGTCCAATTTTTATATCTCTATGGGTTGTTATAGCCCCACCCGAACTTATTCCACCCCATTGACCAGTAGTACCAAAAGATATACTTTGACTACTTCCAATAAATATTCCACCAGTGCCTTCAAAATTTACACGACCAGTTATACCAGCAAGTAATGAACTTACACTACTAGCTAATGAAATAGCGCCTGTAAAGGTCGCTGTCCCATTTATAGTATGAGTTGTTCCCGAACTTCCAAACGAAAGCCCACCGCTAATAGATACATTAAAAATTCTTTTAAAGATAGGACTATTAAACGCAACCCCTCCACCTGAATTAACAAATGTTTGCGTTTTTATTGCCGAGGCGGTTATACCAGAAATCATTCCTTTGTGCATAAATTAAAAATCTTCTATTTGTGCATTGATATATATATTTTTATTTGGAGATATTGCACTTGTTAATTCCACATTAACCCCAACATAAAGTTGAGTACCGCTAGGCATAGGCAATACACGTTTACCCGAATTGTCGAATGGTAGTCCTGGAATTGAATTTAATATATCTTTTGTAGCGGTTGTTCCATTGAATCCTCCACTAGCGGTAACTCTAAAAGTTCCAAGTAAGTAATCAGTAGATCCTCCATCATTTGATATAAAAAATGAAATATCATCTGATGTGCTATCATTTGACGATACAGATATATTCTTAACTATACTTCCATCTGGAGCTCCAGAAGTTAATAAAATAACATTAGTAGGAGATAATCCTATAGTTGCAATATCTGGTATAAAACCATCTCCACTAGATAATGCTATAAAATCATTTCTTATACTTTGCGTAAATGGTGTTGTTGTTAATTTCGCCATATTAAAAATCTTCTAACTGAGCTATTAAATATATATTTTTACTAGCTGTCACTGTACTTGTTACACCAATATATATTTCTGTATTTGGAGATAAAGTTAAAACTTGATCACCAACCTGATCCACTAGAGATTGAAACAAAAGATTAGAGGTTGTAAGAGGTACTATATTAAGAGTTGATCCACTTGCCGTGAAGCCGGACGTAATCGGAATACTTATAGAAAATAATAAATGTTTATTTGCTCCAAAATCTTTCGACATATAAAAAGATACAACTCTAGCAGATGTGTCTGTTGATGATATACTTATACTCTTGACTATACTGCCTTCAGACAAACCGCTTAAAAATAATATGGTATTATTAGGTGATAATCCAGCGTCACTTTGAATACTACCTGTAGCTGTATTTATAGTAGCTACAACAGTTCTTATATTCTGTGTAAATGGTGTTGTTGTTGATTTTGCCATATTAAAAATCTTCTATAATAGTTACAATATAAATATTTCTTCCAGATGTAACTGAACTAGATAATAAACCAACATATAAGCTATCTCCAGCTTCTAGGTACATAACTTGAGATCCTGTTTGGTCCGATGGCATACCTTGTATTCCAGAAATAGAAGAAAGTCCTAAGGGAGTGAAAGGTAGGAGCGACGATATGGAACCAATATTTGTTGCTGCTGGTACTGTAGATATCAAATATTTAGTTGCTCCAGAATCTTTAGATAAAAAGAAACATAAATTTTTAGTTGCATCATTTGAACATATATTTATACCCTTAACGATACTACCCTCTAATCCCGCCTGAACTAATAATTTAGTTCCAGTTGGTGTTATGCCAGGATTAGCAGCTACATTCCCATCTGATGATGTTAAAGATGTTAATGCTATTCTATGACTCTGGGTGAATGGTGCTGTATTTATCTTTGGCATACAATTATTAAGAAAATAAACCAACTATAGCTATATTACTTATAGTATTTAAGTTTGTTATATCTGGCTTATTTAAGATTACACTAGATCCACTTGTAGAATTCCAATCTGCGTTAATATTTTTTTCAGCACCAGATTCTATGCTATTAAATTTCAATCTATCAGTAGATGACATTAAACCAGCATCCCCTGTTGTAGAGATATTTATAGAAAAACCGCTTCCATTACTATTACTTATAGACGCACCTGTTGATGAATAACTTATAGACAAATTAGACTGTGAGGATGGAGTGCTGTAAACTAAATTGCCGGATGAATCTATTGACTGTACAAATTGACCTGCGGAGCCAGAATTTCTCTTGACACCACCTATAACTGTGGGGGTCGCGACTGGTAACGTATAGTTATTGGCATTGACAGCGATGCCGTCTAATTTAGTGGCATAAGCTGGCGACATTAAACCATCCTGTGATGCTGTAGCTAGTCTTATAGAGTCGCTGCCGCCACTTGTATGAGAAGATGAGTGTGATAGTGGTGTTCTACTATCTGTGAATCTAGGGTCATTTCCGACCGCTACTGTATTTGATAAATTACCTGTATTTAAAGCCGCTGCTGAACCTAGAGATGGTTTATTTAAAATAACAGCATCACCAGTTGTAGCGTTCCAATCAGAATTAACATTTACCTCCGCGCCGTCTTGGATAGTATTTAATTTAGTTTTGTCAGCGGCTGAAAAAGATCCAGCAAGAGATGGGGTCGCTTCATTTATTATAGCGTCAGTACCAGTATCGCTATTGATAGTAACTCCCGTTGAAGAATACGATGTAGTTAAATTAGTAGATCCGTTTGATACAGCAGCGTAAACTAAATTGCCCGAAATATCTATAGATTGAACAAATTCTCCAGAAGCGCCGGCATTTCTTTTAACCCCACCTAAAGTTGTAGGTGTTGGAGTTGGTAATATATAATTATTGGCATTTTCAGCTATCCCGTCTAATTTGGAGGCATAAGCCTGGGTCATTAAACCATCTTGAGACGAATTAGCATCCCTAATTTTATCTAAACCACCAGTAACGTGATCGGAAGCATGTATAGATACAGCAAAATCACCTGAATTACTTAAAGCGGCGGTCCCCAAACCTAAATCAACTCTAGTATCTGCGGGAGTTTTATCTTCCCATATATTAGACCCAGAGTTTCTAACTAAAAACGCTGTAGAACCTGATGTTGATATATTTACATCTGTAAGATCATTTATACTAGAAGAGCTTCCAGAAACTGATGAGAAACCACCGGTTCCATTTAAAAATAAACTTGAATTATTTGGTAGGAGAACAAGATCCCCAATAGTTAATGGATCGCTACCATTATAGCGATGTGTAACCGCATGATTAGACGGTATAACTGCATCTGTATATGTGCAGTCAACAGACTCTCCAGAATTATCTACAGTTAAGTTATAATTATCTGGATTATCAGCAACTATTAAAATAACATTACTCATTTTGTATTTGCTCTAATTATTGTTGCTGCGCCTTTAATTAGTTTTAAAGAATCTCCAGCAGGAGTTGTTAAAAATAAATCCCACGAGGCGGGGGAGTCGTCTAAATTGATTGTCTGTTCATCAGTTAAGGATAACTTTATAGAACCTATAGCCGCATTTAAAACTTCGATAGTCATTGCTGTTAAAAAAGAGAAATCAAAATTTCTTCTTATATGGGCTCTTAATGTACAGTCGGTTAAATCATAGCTACCGACACATGTATTTATTTTTAAAGACATGTTCCATGTAGCTCCCTGTTCAATAGTTATATCTAAATTTGCCGCAGCCATTAACTTTAATTACACTTTTAGAGGCTAAATAGTGTAAATTTGTTTATGATAACTAAACTATTGAGTTTGATGAATTTCTTTAATGCAGAGTTATCACTTCCAAGTGGATTTGCTCATTCACGCAGCCCTAAAATTTATAAAAAAGTATTCCATGAAGAACATGGTAAGTATAAATGGGTTGAATATGACACTAAAAATATATTTATTGATAGAGATAAAAGAACTACAAGACTTCCTTCTTAGATTCTCTCCATTTCTTTACCTTATTTTTTATTCTTTCTTTTCTTTTTTCGTAGTAAGATTTATAATATAAAGCTTGGCAAGTTTTGCATAAAGATTGTAAATTATCTTTATGGCCCGAGCATGAATTAAATTCATTAAAACTTTTTTCTATTAAACATCTAGTGCATTGCTTACCCATAAGTGGAATTTATTGATTTGTTAATTGAGGATTTTGAGGAATTGAAAATTTTGACAGATTTTGAAAAAAAATACTTGAAATTGTTAATTTCGGATGCTATTGTCTCTTCATTGACCGACCCAAGTCTGGTTGACGAAGCTCAAAATAATCTAAAAAATGTTAATAACTAAAAGTAAAAGTTTTTATTATAACGATGTTAATTTACTAGCATCAAAGCCCACCATAGTACGTAGTAGATCTGAAGTACCTATAGATCGCTCGAAAATAATCATATCACCAATGGCAAGTATTGTGGGAAGTAAGTTTGCGCAAACTGCCACTGATAATGGCCTCACTGTATGCTTACACCGTTTCTGTACACCAGAAAAACAGGTAGAAATTTATAATTCATTAAATAATAAATCAAATGTGTTTCTATCTGTCGGTTTAAATGATATAGATAGAATTAAATTTTTACAAAAAGAAAAAGTAACTAATTGGTTATTAGATATAGCTAATGGAACCGTTCCTCAGATTAAGGATTTTCTTTTACAGTTAAAAGATTTAACTGAAATAGAGAGAATAATGGTAGGGAATGTTCATCATGAAAAAACATTCGATTGGTTAAAAGAATTAGTTAAGGAAACTATCAAACCAAGAGAATGTTTAATTAGAGTCGGAATAGCTGGGGGAAGCGCCTGCGCAACATCAGACATGACCGGAATAAATAGAGGTCAGATAACTGAAATTGATTCATGTGCTCACTTAACTAACAATAGGACCAAACTAATAGCAGATGGTGGCATATCTAAACCATCTTTCGCGGCTAAAGCTTTTGCGGCTGGAGCCACACACATTATGCTTGGTGGATATTTTGCCAGCGCAGATATAGCCGAAACCAATCTAATTGGAGATGGTACATATTGGGGTGGGGCAAGTCATAAACAGCAAGAATTATTTAATGTAAACGGAGTGAAGAAACCTTCAGAGGGTAAAGTTTATAAAATCCAAGAAATTAAATCATTCCAAGAGTTATTAGATAATTTAATTGGTGGTTTACAATCAGCTATATCTTACTGTGGTTATTCTTCATTAGAAGACTTTATAGGTAACGGTGTTTTTGAAGAAAAAGCGAATTCGCTTCCTCCGAAAAATCGTTTTGAATAAACACTTGACAAACCAAAAATATGACATATAATAGTGACATGAGGGATATTACAAATACAGATCCAAATTTTTGGTTGGAAGATGCAGTAAGCACAACATTTGATATGTTGAATATAGAAGATGAAGAAGAAAGATTAAATTTACTAGAAGAGTTTATTTTATTAAAAAAAGTAAACTTATATATTAAACAATACGAAAAACAATGCCATGAGTAAAATAAATTTAGTAACTAGCCAGATAATTTCAAAAGATAAGAACTATGATGAGTTAATTGAATCTATATACGAGACAAGAATAACTCCAGAACAATTATTCTATAGTATAGAAGGAGAAACTCCTGAGGAAATACTTAAACAAGTATTGGACTATACATTAGACGCTTTAGTTGGCGCTGGATGTGGAGATAGAAAAGAAATAGTAAAGAAATTTGTTAAGGATCATTTTGTTTGGGACGAAGACGGATCACAATATTCATTTCAGCCAGTTCCAAGAGAAGTTGCCTTTATAGATCTAAAAGAAAATGCAAAATTATGACATTAGTAATAAATCAAGAATTAAAGAAATTAGAAAATATACTATCCGCGGCTAATAAAGATAATTGGAATGAGGATGGGTATAAAAAAATTGAAGATAGTGTGGGTAATAAAGCCCGCGAGATAATATCTAATTTAAATCCAAATCTACCAATGCCAATTATAACTCCGAGCAAGAATGGTGAGTTGAGTATAGCCTGGAGTAATCAAGTTGATAGGGCTGTTGAATTAATAATAGATAATACAGATTTAGTTACATTACTTACTCATGATTTTAAGAATGATATTTTCAAAGAATATATTTATCCAGATAATTTCATAGATGTATTCGTAAGCGTACCAAATTTGATATTTGGAGAATATACTAATTCTTATATAGTATCTATACTACCTTCATTTGGTCCTGATTGTTTAGAATTTTATTTTATAGGAGTGTGAATATACTTTCTCTTTATGATGGTATTTCCTGCGGGCAATTAGCCTTAAACAGAGCCGGAATACCAATAACTAAATACTATGCGAGTGAAGTTGATCCACATGCAATAAAAGTAACTCAGAATCATTGGCCCGATACTATACAACTTGGTGATATTAAAAATATAACCAAAGATATAGTTGCAGATATAGATATGATAATTGGGGGTTCGCCCTGTCAAGATTTATCATCTGCTGGTAGGTTAAATGGAATGTCAACCAAAGATAATCAAGATATAACTTCTTTAAATCAGTATTTAGAGCTAAAGAATAAGAATTTTGAGTTCAAAGGGCAGTCTTATTTATTTTGGGAATTTGTTCGCTTGTTAAAGGAAATTAAACCAAAATATTTTCTTTTAGAGAATGTAAAGATGAAGAAGTATTGGCAAGATATAATAACCCAAACTTTAGGGGTCGAGCCAATAGAAATAAATTCAGCCCTGGTCGTTCCTCAAAATAGAAAAAGATTATACTGGACAAATATACCCTTCAATGGTATAGAGAAGATAGATTATAAAGTCGAAGATTATATAGACGGAGAAGGATTCCCATCGCAATGCGATAGAAAAAGATTCTTTTCCCAAAAAGCTATATTTCCTACATTGGTTGCAAGTTATAATAAGGGTATTCGCGGCTGTAGACCCGCAGTAAGTACGAAGGAAGGTTTTTATGACGAAGATAGGTCTTTCCATAGAAAATTATCTATAGAAGAATTTGAAAGATTACAAACATTACCAATAGGATATACAAAAGGGATTTCAGAAACTCAAAGATATAGATGTGTTGGTAATGGATGGACCGTAGATATATTGAAAAATATATTTAAAAATTTAAAATAAATATACCATGGAAGAAATAAAAGAACAAGTAATTGGCGGGATGAATAGCGAATTAAACAAGCTTATAGATATAAGTAAAGGTATAGGTAGAGAAGACATAACCCAAGCCTGTGATGAGTTAATTCACGCGATATATAGTGTTCAGGATTGGAGTGGTACTTATGTTGGTGAATGTATAGAGAGGTTGGAGGCGATTTTATATCAAAGATGAGAAGAGAAATATGGTTCGGAGATTGTTTGGAATTAATGAGTAATATTCCAGATAATAGTATTGATTGTGTTATTTGCGACCTTCCATTTGGAACTATATCTTGCGCCTGGGATATTATAATTCCATTTGATAAATTATGGGAGCAGTACAATAGAATTTGCAAGAATAATGCTGCGGTAGTATTATTTGGAAGTCAGCCATTTACAACTGATCTAATACTTTCTAATAGAAAGAATTTTAAATATCCTTTAATTTGGAGTAAAAATGTACCAACTGGTATGTCTTATGCTAAATATAGGCCAATGAAATACCATGAAGATATACTTATATTTTATAGAGAGCAACCAACATACAATCCAATAATGAAAGAAAGAGTTGGGGTAGGTAAAGCCTGCTATAACTACGATCATTATTGTGGTAAATCGAATCATATAAAACTAGATAAAGTAAAAAAGAAATACGATCCCAATTATGTGCAGCCAAGTTCAGTATTAGATTTTAAAGTAGTGCCAAATAGGAATGGTAAATTACATCCAACACAGAAACCAGTAGAGTTATTAGAATATCTTATTAAAACATATACAAATGAAGGTGATTTAATTTTAGATAATTGTGCTGGAAGTGGCTCAACTTTAGTAGCAGCTAGAAATCTAAATCGTCAGTTTATTGGAATTGAAAAAGAAAAAGAATACTACGATATTTGTGTAGAAAGATTAAATATATGAAACAGCAAATTCTCAAACTTAACGCAAATTACTTTCCAATAGGAATAGTAAATTGGAAGGAGGCTATGGTTGATATAGTAAGTGGCGCAAGCTACCCAATAGATATCCATTATGAAAAGGATAATTCCGGGATAGATAAGGCCAAGATATCATATATGAATGTTATCAAAGACTTTAAAGAATGGAGCGAACTTCCTATAAGAGAATATGATGATTATGTACTCGGCGCGAAAAGTGTTTACAGATTACCCTCGGTTATAATATGTAGCCGCTATGATAAGATCATACATAAGAAAGTTGTATTTCCTACTAAGAATAATATCTGGCGCAGGGATAAATTCACATGCTTTGCCCGTGACACTCAAGTAATAACTAATTTAGGTTGTAAAAATATACAAGATATTAAAGAAGGTGACATGGTATTAAATTCCAAAGGATTTGGCAGAGTTAATAAAATATTTACAAAATATATAGATGAAGAGATTTTTGAGATTAAATCTATGGGTAATTATCCAATATATGTGACAGGAGAACATGAGATACTAATTCACCCCGAAATCAAAGAAAAGATAAAAGCAAATTATTTTGATAATTTTGATGAGACTAAATTTATTTATAAGAAATCTAATTCTCTGAAAAAAGGTGATCTAGTTATAACTCCAAATATCAATACATTGAATTTTTCATTTAATAGTTTAGATAAATTTGATCTATTTGAATCACTAAATAATAGAAGTTTTTATACTTGCAACGACACACAAATAATAAATTATCATAAAAAAACTTTTGATCGTTATGTTGAAATTGAACCAAACATATTATTTCTATTAGGTCTATATGCTGCTGAAGGTTCAGATTCTAAAAATTATTTAGTATTCTCATTACATAAAAAAGAACAATACTTGATTGATAAGATCACTGAATATTTCATGAAGTTAGGAATCCCAACTCAAATTTTCACTAGAAAAGACTCTGATGGCATCCAAGTTAATGTATATAATTCTATTTGGCGAGATTTTTTTGTATTTCATACTGGAAAGGGGTGCCAAAATAAATTTATTCATAAAAAACTATTTGGATTAAATCAAGAATTAATGATTAACTATATGTATGGGGTATTTTACGGAGATTCGCATATTAATCATAAAAATAATAAAACAGTATTGCAAATTACCTCGAAACAACTTATTAATGATATTAAATTTCTTTTAAATAAATGGGATATATATCCATCTTACCAAGAATTTCAAGTGGTAAATAAAAGAGATATTTATTCTTTAATTTTACAAGGTGAGGATAATTATAAATTTTGGAAATTAGATACTTTAAAATATAAAAAATCTAATAAAAGATATTCTTTGATTTATAATGATTTAAAATGTCAGTCTACCAGGATAACATCTATTAAAAAAATTCCATACAAGGGATTTGTATATGATTTAAATATCGAAGATTTACCACAATATACTGCTGGAGGAATATTTGTACATAATTGCGGTTATACAGGCAAGAAGTTGACAAAAGATCAATTATCCATAGATCATATAATTCCTTCAAGTAAAGGCGGCCAGAATACCTGGGAAAATCTAATAACCTGCGAGAAAAGCTTAAATACTTGGAAAGGTAACAAAAGCTTAAAAGAGTGTGGATTAAAATTATTATTTAAACCCGAGAAACCCAAGAACGGTTTAGTATTCTTAATGTCGCGAGAAGAGTGGGAAGTTTTCCTATAAAAACTGTTGACATGTTCTAAAAATGTGGTAGAATGTACTATGGAAACTAAATATAAAGTTAAATTAATTAAAGCGTATAATACTTATGTCGGTTATAAAATGGAGGGAGAGAGATATTATGAAGATGTTCTAAGATGTGCTGTGTCAAAATTTTCAGATTGGGAGGAAGTAACCGGAGAAGAATTAGGAAAGCTTCGTGAATTTGTAAGTAAAAATAAGGATTACTTATTATTAACTTATTCAGATGAAAATATCACCCAAATGGCTATAAAGGAAATGACTCTTGAGCGAGAAAAGGAAATAGAAAAATATAATAAAATAAGAGAAGAACAAGAGAATCTTAAAAAAATAAGAAAACAAAAGGCCGAAGAAAGGAAGATCGAAAAGGCCAGACGTCTCTTAGCGGAATTAGAGAAAAATGAAAACAGATAAATTCTTCCAAAATAAAGAAACCTTAGAAAAGGCCTTTATTGCTAATAACTTAGAGCCGGAATATACATCCGAAGATTATGGCTGGGATGAAGATGATCGCCTTTCCCTTATGTATCCTGGCGACCATGATATAATTATCTATCTTTACTTTAATGGGATAATCTCAATAAAAGAGTCTTGCTCTATACCTATAGATTTTCTTGGAACAGATACAGATATAGGTATAATAATTAGTTTTATAAAAGCAAGGAGAAAAAGAAAATGAATCCAAAATTAATTGAATTCCAAGAATATTTATCTAATCTATTAGATGAGTATAACTTTACAGCAAGACAAATAATAAGATATGAGTATCGAGCTGGGGCATATAAATTTTTATATATTGGTGGGTACAATGCTGATATAGTTCTACTTCCTGATAAAATCAGATATTTCATAGAAACCATGGAGTATAGGACATCTCGCGGCGAAGTTCCTATTAAAAACAAAGACGATATACGTAGAGAGCTTCCTAGGATAATAGAAAAAATTAAAAAAGCAGATAAAGTATTATGAGTCCAGAATTAAATAAATTTAAAGAATACCTAGATGACTTATTAGATGAATATGATCTTTCAGTAGAAAGTATAGTAAGAGATGAGACTGAAACATGTTATATATTTATGAATCCGGGGAATTATGATTCTTATATAGCTTTAGACTCCAGTAGCGTACAATACCATATTCAAATGGGTAATTCGGGGCTGTATGGAGGATTCGACTACGAAAATGAAAATGACATTTTTCTGAAAATAAGTGAAGTAATTGAAAATATAAAAAAGGGAGATAAGAGGAAAGAATGAGTTCAGAATTATACCAGCTTAAAGAACATTTATTTAAACTATTAGAAGATAGTAATTTGGGGCCGAGGTATATAATAAACACCTCAGATGAAGACGGGGAGTGTTATAGTTTCTTTTTCCTTGGGGGTTACAATGCCGATATAGATCTATTTATAGATATGATCGTGCCATCTATTAAGAAATGTCATACAACATATCTCGCCGACATACCAATAAAGAATAAAGAGGATATAGATGAGATTATAGAAAAGATCGTAGAATTTATAAAAGGAGCAGATAAGATATGAGTATATACTATGCGGGTATTGGGGCGCGAAGTGTCTGCCCGGAGGTGGAAAGATTCTTTAAAGGTCTTGGTAAGTTCTATGCCCAACAAGGATATATATTAAGATCGGGCGGGGCGAGAGGCTCGGACCAGAGTTTTGAATATGGCTGCGATTTAGCCGGGGGAAAGAAAGAGATCTATTTGCCATACAAAGGGTTTAATGGTAATTCTTCGGAATTATATCATGTTTCACAGGAGGCGATGAGTATTGCCCGGGAGGTGTGTCCCCATTGGGATTACCTGAATGAAGTTTCAAGGAGGTTATTGGGGCGCAATGTGTATCAGATCCTTGGCCCTGATTTGTGTGACCCGGTTAAGTTTGTCGCGTGTTATACAGAAGGTGGGGAGAAGAAGGGCGGCACGAGAGTTGGGATCATGTTGGCGGAAAAGTATGAAGTGCCTGTGTTTAATTATGGCTTGGTGTTTTCTGTGGGTGTTACAAAACAGCTATAATTCAGCATAACCTTCCCCGTTTTTTTTATTTTCCATTGCGAGGGTGTGTTGGGCGGTGGTGTATTATAGCCTTTTGTTACAAAACTGTTGTAAGGGGGTTATAGCCCTCTAGTTTTGGGGCTTTAGCGTGTTACAAAACGGTTCTGGTGTTTTTTTTATTATTGCTTTTTTTCATTTGCCCTTCGGGCTGGTGATATAGCGTGTTACAAAACGGTTGGATTGGGTATTTTATTATTGCTTTTTTCATCTGCCCTTCGGGCTGATGGTCTAAACGTGTTACAAAACGGTTCTGGTGTTTTTTTTATTATTGAGGGGGTGAGTGTCCCCGGCCGCGCCGGGCGATTTTAATGTTAGCTTAATTTTCATTAACCCCCCCATTTTAATGTTAGCTTAATGTGGACCGCCTGACACATCCTGACGTATTTCATCCTGACGCAAAAAAAAATTGACAGGAAAACCCTGCCAATTCCGACCCTCACATAAAAAAAAAGAGCGGGGGCTTGCGCCCCCGCCCTATCACATCCTATCACTCTTCCGATTCCCTGGAAAGGTCTGCCAGGTATTTAAGCGCCCTCTCTTTTGCCAAGTCGTAAAAGTTACTGATATCGACTCGAGCTATTTCGACCTTGGCATCTCCGGGCATTTCACCAATTACATCTCGCAAGCTCATTCCTCCTTCCAATCTTTCCACCGTAAGACTCGCCATAAAAGCGGCATCCGTAAGGCGGTGAGGATTAGCTTTGATGATTTCCATGATTTCGTCAGGCGTCCGTTGGCGTTCATTGACGATTGTCATGCGGGCCGAGCCTGGCAAAATCCGTTGACTAATGCCATCGTTGATTTGAGCCGGCGTCAGAGCGTATTTCAGTCTGAAGCCCGTGGGCCGTCCTGGACGGTTTTGAGAAGAAGAAGAAGAAGAAGAAGAAGAAGAATTCATGATGGTTTTTTTTCTATGGTTTAGTTAAGACGGCTTTTTCGCCGTGGGATACCTTTACCATAAGGCTCGAGTATTGCAAGTAGTAAAAAGGGTTTTCTGCAAATTCTTTTCTTAATCGGATTTTAATCTTCCCCAGGCGTCACGCTCCACCAGCGTCACGCTCCACCAGCGTCACGCTCCACCAGCGTCACGCTCCACCAGCGTCACGCTCCACCAGCGTCACGCTCCACCAGCGTCACGCTCCACCAG